TCAATAGCGGCGCCCACATAGCCGTTGTTGGTCGGCGTGAAAATCAGGATATCCGGCACACCGGCCTTTACGCCTTGCGCCTTGAGCTTTCCCCCCTCGGCTTTGTTGCGCATGCCGCCATTTCCGACATGACACCATAGCAGGTCGCGGCGCATATCGAGGTATTGGGCGACGGCGCGCTGTTCGTCTTCTTCTGGCCTGGGTGGCAGTTTCATGGGACCTTCCTCCTTAATGCCCGTTTACTGGTGATCTCTTTTTGCCCGTTCTCGAACTCGATTAGCGCCGATCCCATTTTGCCGGTTGCCAAAACGCGGCATGTTCTGCCGTACATTGAGGCCCGCTTTGGATTGTTTTTCCATGCGTAGCGGTAGGTCATGGGGCTTTCCTTTCTGGGGTCGTTTGCGGGGTCGTTACGGACCTTGCCTATGATATTATTTCGCAATGTAGCGGCGAAGGGAACGCGTCCCGCTCTCTTTCCTTCTCACGCACGATTAGAAACCCTGTGAACTTTATTGAGTGTCTATAATCGTTGCCTTCAAGCCTGTCTTCTATTAGCGCTTGGTTAGTCGTGGACCCTACAACGACACCAAAATAAGGCCCAAGAAGTGGCGATGGTCGCGTTTTTGAAAGGGCATCGATCTCGTAAAATCGGACCTTGCGCCCAAGCCAAGCGGCCTCGATTTCTTTTAACTCTTTACTTTTACGCAGCATAATGAAGATTCCCTAATCTTTCGACGCTCGAAATCCCTATCTTCGCGGCCCCGGCGAACCAGGGGCCGCACGGTTTATCTTACTTTGCAGACATCGGCCCAATCTGCCGTTTAAGTTCGTCGTTCCAATCTCCATACTGAGGTATCTGAACTTCCACGATCAATTCAAACGGCTTGTTATAAAGTTTTTTCGCTAACTTATAAGCAGCGCATTGACCGGCAAAGTTTGAATCGCAATCTCCGAAAACTATAACCTTCCGCGCTTCTTTAGGAGGAACGAACGCCTCAAGCAACGATGTCCCTGTTGTCGCCCATGTTGGAATGTCAAACAGTTGCCTGCAAGCTATGGCCGTTTCAACTCCCTCGCATACCCCGAGAGTGTCCCCGGTAAGCTCGGCAAGCCGAATGGCTCCACCTGCAAGCGGCTCGGTTCCAGGCATCATTTTCTTAACCGTTGGCACATCTGCCTTTTTTATCCCGTCCAGGTAAGTTCGGTGGATTGAAACGGCTTTTCCGTCTTTATTTGAGAACGTCGCAAGCATGGCCGGCATTTCTTTTTTTAAATCTGAGTTGTAACAGGTAGGGCAAAAACGGACGTTTTCAGGAGTAAGAACAAGGCCCCTTGCGTGAAGGTATAACGACACCATATCCGATCCGGCGATAGGTTTTGATTTTGTGTAGAGGTCGATCAGGTCTTTTTTTGGGTCGCGTTGCGGTGCTCCTGGCGCTGGTTTGGAAAATTCAGCTATTCCGAGAACTGATTCGACACGCTCTTTCGTTTCGACAAACGAAAGCCCGAGAGCCATTTGAACCAGCGCCAACCCGTCATTTGATCCGCATTGAGTGCAAATCCACCCGCCGTTTCCGTCTTTGTCGTCGAACCTGAACCGATGACCGTTGTTGCCTGGTCCGCATACCGGGCAAGGTCCGTGCTTTTTTGGATCGTCTGGAACCTCAATTCCGAGGCTTGCAAGGATACTTCTCCATTTTCCTTGAGATTGTTTTTTTAGTTCATCTGTTTCCATTCGCGGCCTCCGCTTTTTGTCTCCCCTTAATGTATTTTATGCGTTGCCATTTCAATAAATTGAGGCACTTTTGATCTGGTTTGATAGGACCGATGTCATCCATTCCTCTGGGCCATACACCTGTGATAGATTTGTATTGAGCAAGCTGCCACTTGTCTTCTTTGCATAATCTTCGTCGCTCGTAATCTAACATCCCCCAAAGCTGACGTTTTGATGCGGTGTCCCATTTTTCTTTTTTATCTTTTGGCTTTTTAAGTTCTATTAGGTCGGCTTGAAGGGCATTTACCTTTTTCCCAAAATTCTGTATTTCATGGCCGCAACGAACACAGCGGCCATTTTTAATTTCTGCTTCGGTCCATTCGTTTAATTCATTAAACCCGGCGCACTTGTCGCATATTATTATTTTACGTTCCTTGTGCTTGCGCGGTGCCCGGTTCGAATCTGGCTTTCCGTCAAGAGTCCACTCTATTTCGTCTTCGTAGAAACCGAGCCGCTTACAATTACCTCCGTGATCAAGGACCATGAAATTCTGTTTTACCTTGCACGGCCTTGCACCCCTTCCCAAAATCTGCCTATGGAGCCCCAGGCTTCGCGTAGGACGCGCAACCACAAGGCATTGTAGCCAAGGCAAATCCGATCCTTCGGTGTAAAGACCTATCTGGCAAATTACCATCGTGTCGCCGTTCTTTGATCGTTCTAAAACCTCGCTTCGTTCTTCGTCCTCGTTGTTTGCGTCCAGGTATTCAGCGGTGATCCCTCTACGGATAAACTCGTTGCATAGAGCCATGGCGTGTTTTCGATTGATTGCAAAAACCATCGTCAGTTTATCGCCAGCGTATTTTATCCAGTTATCAACCACGTTTCCGACTATTTCGGGCCGGTTTATTTTCTCGTCCAAACCCTTCTTGTCATAGTCACCTTGCACAATTTTTAGCTTGGCTAAGTCCGGTTCTGAGGGACCATAGTAAACCCCAGGGACAAGGAAACCACCGGCCAATAGTTCGCTCATCGAAACGACGTTAACCATGCAATCAAAATAATTCCCCAAACCAGCTCCCGTTGAAAGCGTTGGTGTAGCCGTGAAACCAACAACAAAAGCGTTCGGATACTCTGATAAAACTTTTTGATATGTGGCGTTCAAAATGTGATGGGCCTCGTCTATCAGGACAACAGGCGCGTTTACCCAAAACCTATTAAAATCTTTTTCAGCCAACTGTATGCGGCGCTTATATGTCCAGATCGATGCAACTTGACATTGCCTATCAAGAGCCGAATCAACGCCGGCCATAATACATCCGGGTTCAATTCCGCACTCATTGAACCGTTCAATCATCTGCTCAACCAACCCCCTGCGGTGCATCATAGCTAAAACACGGTTTCCTTTTTGCATTGACGACATGGCTATCTCACCCATACACGCACTTTTGCCTGCCCCTGTCGGCAAAACCGCTAATATCCTTTTATGCCCAAGCAAGGCTTGCTTCCTGACGGCATCAACAAGCCTTGTTTGGTATTCTCTAAGTTTAAAATCTCGCATTTCTGGCCTTCTTATCGTATTCATTCTGACACTCCCGATGGTACACGTTCCAGCCGTGATGCTTCGATTGGTTGACATACATATTTTTTATGTCGTCGTATTCGTGACAAAATTTGCATTTTCTGAAATCAGGATTGCCGCAAGCTTCAATAGCTCGTTCTCTTAGATGCAGCAAATAGTGGTATTCTTGATTTTCGCAGATTATAATTTTTGAATTATCAGAAACGTGGCCATAGTGGTGAACTTGCGCACTATCAGGAAGCGGCCTGCCAATAGCAGCTTCAGAAATTAGAATGTGCTCACGAACATATCCGTTCGACTGCGCTCTTTTATGCGAGGGCATATACACCATCACATAACCTGAATCGTTTATATATCTCCCACCTTTCCAGTGAGGATTTTTAGATAATGTTTTTGACCTCGAAACATCAGACTTAAGACAACCGCAACTTTTAGAACCGCCACTTCTCAATATTTGACCATTTACTGATTTTTTTACGCCGCAATCGCAAACGCAATTATAAACGATCGCCCTGTTTATATTTTTATGCGAGAAAGAAAGCACGGTCCATCTTCCGAACTTTCTGCCGACCATGGCCGATATGTATTCCCTGAGTTCCATGTTCCCCCTACTCCATACTAATTAAGTTACTTTATACTTACCTGGTAAGCAGAAATCAGATGACAGAATACAGATTACAGAGCGAAAACGGACACGTTTCAGACATTGTCCGGATATTGTCCGGACTTTTTGTCTATCTTGCGGTTGTATTCGTCCCTAAATTTCAGCAACTTATCGCAAGTCACTGTCACTAATTTTTCAGAAATTTCAACTGAAATTTTATTTTTTTCGGATAAAAACCGCGCAATTTTCATCCATTTTTTGTCGGAAATTGCGGAATTTTTCCAAGATTTTAACGGAAGGGTTAGCTTGGTTGTTTGGCCGCCGTTTAGATTTTCTGACAGCGTTTCGAGTATGGCCCAATATACCCCGTAACCCTCGTAGCCATACTCTGATATAAGGAGTTGCATGTCGGGGTCCCTTTGCGCCAAAGCAAGATGCTTAAACCATCTCATTTGGCTTCACCATAAAAGGAAATCGCCCGACTGTATGCGCTGCTACGGCACGATCCAGAGGAAAAGGAGGGTGACACGCATACAATCGGGCGAAAATTGGCATTAGAATTTCCTCTATCTCAGTACCGCAGCACCTCAACTATCTCACGCAATGAACTTAAAGTCAATAGTTTGCCGCACGGTTAAACTTTCCCCGTAATCTCCAAGGACCGCCTCTTCAAAGCCCCCTGGACCTCCTCGTAAGCCTCGCGGTACTTTTCATCGTCGCGGTACTTGCGGAGTCTGCGGAGCTGCTTGCTGAGGTTTTGTAGGCGCTTTTTGGTTTCTGGGTCCATGATTCACCACCCACAATCTATGATTTGCCTGTCAACGCTCGGATTGCCTTCAAACAAAACGCGGACCTTGCCATAAGCAACATGGCATTGATACTCGCACTCTGGGCATGTATAAATCACGGCATCGCCCAGGCAACCTGAATCGCGCTTGTAAGTGCATGGCTCCGGGTCCATCTTTGTTTGGCAGTTGGGGCATTGCATGGCCGGTTCCTTTCGCTATTCCGTTTTCTCAGACCATTTTACGTTATGCTCATTTCCGAAGGCATACGACAGCTCGATCATATCAATCATTTCTGGTATGGACATCTTGGAAGTTCTCGCTCCAAGGACCACAAATCCGCCGTCTATCCCTGGCACGGCCTTCTGCTTTTTCAGCGACGCCGATAAAACGTCCTTCCAATCTTCTTTTGTTAGTTTGGTGCCATACCAAACAACTTGTTTTGATATATCTCCAAGCATGGCCCACATTTTTTTATTTTGGTCTATGGTCCTTTGGTCAACCTTTTTGCGCGTGATCTTTGCCCGCAGCAGAACGCCTTCTTCGATGTCTTGCGATAGTTGGCGGTCATCCTCGGTCATAGGGATGAATATGTCGCGCTTACGATAGATGATTACTTCGATCATTTGGCCCTCATGTTACATACCATCCAGGTCTTCAAGGTCCAGCAGGTAGGCGATGTCGTTTGCAAGGCAATACCCGTCGCAATCTGTTTCGTCATAGAAGACGGTTTCGGCCAGTAGGTTCAGAACATAGCCCGACTTAACCTGCTTTTTGAGCAACTCATAGGCAGCTTTAAGTAATACATCGCGCCGGTCAAGATCGCTAAAAACCTTGACATACTCTCCCGACATATCCCCAGGCTTATTACAAGAATAGGCCGGGGCGCTATTGCCGTGGCATGTGAACTTTACGGTTTCCATATTTTCTACTTTACCTTCTCTCTCATCCCTCTTGCCACGGTCAAGACGCGCTCCCAGCACCGTGGCCCCATCTGCCGTGTTACGCTCTGGTGATCCTTCAGGGGCCGGCCGCATAGGGCGCATAGGACCGGCTTTTGGGGGCTTTCGTGGAAGATTGGGAGTTGGTTCATTCGCTTATTCTGTTTGCCTCCATTCTTTTTCACCGCTCCAGATTCTTACCTTGCCTGTCTTTGTAACGTAGATGTCGAGTACAGCCTTGGCGGTTCTTACGCCTACGACAACCCAACCTTTTTTATCGTCTGAACAACAGCGGGTAACTTCTGCCGCTCCATACTTAAATCCATAGGTTGTTTCTTCGTACTTTTCCATTTCAAATCTCCAATGCCTCGAAAACCACCGCCGCCCGATACCCATCCGGCGCTGAATACTCGCAAGCCGGATCGAAGCAGACCATAAGATTTTCCGTTTCGTGCAATAGCTTTTCAAAGGCCCGTTGCTTGGCTCCCGGCTTCATAAAAGATAGCTGGTCAACTATTAAGCAAATGAGCATCGAAAGCGGTTCCTCTGCCGTGAACTCTCCGCCAGGGAAACACCGATCATGGAATAGGTCTATCGCCCGCTTGATGCGCACAATATCCCTGTCTGATAGTCTGCCATTGGGTTCTGCCCTGAGCAGCTCCACGGCCTCGTCACATGCCTTAATCGCGTCGGTTCTCAGGGTTTTGAACATTTCGCTTTTGTCTGCGCCTTGATCAGACATCATGTTAAGGAACCCCTCTAACAAGGCGCATATGGTTGATTGGCGTCTTATCGATTGGCTTGCCATGGTTACTCCTGAACCTCGCCGCGAAGTACCGCTTGCTTTAGAACCTTAACAACGCGCAGTGCGTCCCCTGAGCTTAAAAGCACGCCGATCTCATAATTCCAACTTGCATCGTCGGGGTCCTCTCCAATCCTATCGGATAAAGCTATTTGCTCTTCGAGGTCTTCTATAATTCGATTAATGCCCATTGGCTACCCAGATATATAACGGATTAAATGTTTTTCCAGTATATCCACAAGGTGAAGGTCTTCGTCCCAATCAAGATCACCAAATTCTTCACACGCCACCTTGAGATATTTTATGGTGTCCTTGCGCTCTTTTTGCCATTGTTTTTCGGTTTGTTCTGACATGGTTACTCCCACAAATTAATCGCCACACTCTTCTACTGGTTCAAATTAATCGTAACATTCTTTACATGCTGTTTTCCCGTTACCCCAAGTGATTACGACGGTATAAAGATTTTCTCCTTGGTTGATGTGCGCTCCGCAAAAAGAGCACTTGTGCGTCGGCACCTCAAAAGCGAGCTCTTTACAAAAGCATTTCATGGTGATCCCCTCCCCAGGCCCGCCCCGCGATGAGCCACGGCGGGCCATCAGAATATTAGTTACCGTTTCTTTTTCTTTGAAACCAATACAGGTTGAGCCTTGGGATGCTCTTCATATTTTCCGATAAACTCATCGATGGCAGCAACCGGATCGGATAGCTTTTCTAAAACAAAGGCATCCATAAGTTTACCGGCTTCACGTTCAGCCTCGCGGCGCTTCTTTTCGGCAGCGACCACGGCGGCGGCATTGCGTGATTTGATCTCGTCGGCCCCCTCAAAATCGAAAAACTTGAAAAGCTTCTCGGCATCATACGGGCAATCTTCGCCGGCAAACGCCTCAACTTTAAAGCGGGCTTTGCTGGCCATAATCTGCGCCACCTTCTGGCCGGATGTGATTTCCTCCGATACCACCGAATCGTCTATTGATCGTTTGGCAGCGCGCAATGCGGTTTCGATCTTTCTTTCGAAGTACGCTATCTGTGTCTGATTCATGTGATTACCTCCACGGTTGTTTATTTATTCGGGCTTTGCTGGCCCGTTCAGCATCAATTACCGTTTTACCTCCGGTGGATAGGTGCTCTGATCGGTTTCTTCGGCGTAATCGCAACCGCATTTTGAGCAAATGTATCGGTCATAATCCCATCCGCAGCCATACATAAAGAGCATGGGGCTTTGGCATTTGGGGCAGTGCCTTCCTTTGTTGGGCTTCGGTTCGGGTTTGGATGCGCTCATTCGATCCCCCTTAGGATGGCCGGATCGGGCGATCTCCCCGGCGTTTGTCCCATCGTTGCAACCGCCTGCGATTCTCGATGGGTTGGGCGCGTTAGGTTACGCGCTGGGTGGGTATCCATCCATCCTCGATAAGGCACTGCTCAAGGGCCTCTACCGCTTTTTCTCCGTATGCGATGCATGGGCACGTGTACGGCACACGTTCGTTATGTGGTAGATTAGTGAACATGGTGCCGCACAAATCGGAGCAAGCCTTTACTGAACAGTATTCTCCTGGGCACTCAGAACAAGGCTTTTCTATGGAATCTTCGCCCCATGCGGTCGGAACAGCCTGGCCGGCAAAAAACTTGGTGGCCAGCCAGAACTCGAAAAACCCCATTTTCGCTTCTTCAGATAGTGCGTTCCAGTTTGTTTTGGGCTTTCTCATTTATTCCCCCTTGACCACTTCGGGCCGTGCTCTCCCTCAAGATGGCATTTTGCACAAAGCCAGCGTACATTGTCGATAGTATCCCCGCCTCCAGAACCATGGCTTTTAATGTGTGCTACATGCCCACAAAGCCGAAGATCAAACAGGCCGCTTATTCCCAATGGCGCGTATTGGCCGCACTCAGCGCATTTGCCAAGGCAATCCTCGTACACTTGGCGGCGGAACTCGGCGTAGGCTTTGCCTTTGAGCCGAACCGGTGCGGTTTTAGGTTGCGGGCTGAAATCCATCATCCCCTCCGTTGCATCCGTGCCTTAGCCTCTTTTATCAACTCTTCAACGCTGATACCCAATAGATCGGCGCATAACTCAAACGACCTATCGAAGATTCGCAATCTCTCCATATTTTTCAGTTCCTTGAAACTGAAACTACGATAAGAAAATTGCACCGTGCCATCCTTGCGAACCGCCACGAGGTCTTCATGAACGAAATGGAGCGCCACCTTAATGTGGAACTTGACCTGCTCCTTGGTCTTCAATTTCGGGTGGTTGTCGGCTACCAACTGGAAGCAGGCATGAAGAGTATTATTTTGATCAACGCTTGGCTCCATACCCTTAGACACCGCATACGTTTGGCATCTGACGAGCTGGTTCTCTTTGTAATTCTCCGATAAAACCTCGTGGTCTGAAAATGACGATGGGCGAAGGCAGCCGCTTTTGTATTGGGTGATGATCTCTTTCAATTCTGGCTACCCTTCAATTTTTCTGTATCCCACCAGGCCGATTTACAGTGCGGGCAAATTCTGACCTCGGTTTTGCGAGGATTCCACTTGTGCCCGCACCGCTTGCATTTTAGCTGCGTTTTGAGTTTTATTTTCATGTCTCAATATTACCTTGTGGGTTTACCTATATCAAGCGGTTTTTTATGGCGTGCCGGAACCTCTGCGTATGGCCAATCGACTTTGGGCTTCATGCTGCTGGGTGCTCCTTTCTTGTCGTTACGGACCAACTTTGTGGCCTATGCCGACCACATACAGTCCCGATACTTTTCTATCATCCGTGATTATATACTTAGCTGTTTTATTACCAAAAATTCCGATGCTTCGCAGGAACGGAATTGCCGAAAAATTTACAAGGCCGCCATCTCTGAAATTAATCGGTATGGATTCGGTGATAATGTTTGTAGGATTGAGCCCGATAAGCCTTTTTTGGTGGTCAAAATATAACTCTATGTGGCTGTAATCTTTTAGATGAAGACTTTCAGCGGCTACGGTATTAAAAGAGATCTGACCCCTTGTCCAAATTGAGATCATGGGCAAACTCGCGCCCCTCTTTTTTGTGTCTATAAATTTTCGAAAACCCATAAGCCATATTCTCCCTATTATCTCACCCCCCAGGAAGGCGCGGGGCCGAACAGCACCCCGCGCTTGGGGTGGTGGTTAATTGTCTGTCCTCAAAGTAATCGAAGGGCTGCCATCGTAAACAATAAAACCACCATCCTTCGGCAGCATTTCCTTTTTAATCTCCAGTTTGCAGGGCTTCCTTTTCAGGCTGTCCAGGTACTTTTCGATCTCCGCGAATTGCTCCATAGTGATCGAATTGAACCGGATTTCAATGTTGATCTCGTACTTTTTGGGGCCTTCGTGATCTTCTTTCGGCGGCGCGGACATGGCCGGTGAAACGAGTGCCAATAGGATCATGATTGCGAATAGTCTCTTCATTGTGCGCTCCTTATTTGCTAAGTTTTAAAAGATACTCTTGCTCCTTCTGGATAGCCTTTAACTTCTTCCATTCCGGGGTGGCCTCAACCACCTTAGCCGCTGCGTCCGACTCCTTGCGCTGGACTTCGTAGGCCGACCACTGAGGAGTTTTCTTGACGGCTTCGAGGGCTTCCTTGGCCAGAGGTTCGAGCACTTTTAGTCGGGACTGAATCTTGTCAGGGGCGGGCGCCTGCCCGGTTGCGGTTGCCTTTGCGGGTTGCGGTTCCTGTGTCTGCAAGGTGGCGCAGGCGGTGAGTAGGGCGATGGTTGCGAGTAGCATGATTGTCTTTTTCAATTTTGATCCTCCTTGTTAATATTGGATCTTGACGTTTCTGATTTTACCGCTTGCGATAGCCACAACGATAGCCTTTGACCTCTCATCATCGAAACCGATGGAGATGAAATCGGCCATAGCTTCCTTGTTGATTTTGGCCTGATGCGCCCTATTCGATGCGATGCGCTCAGCCTCAGCCTTAGCCTTAGCTTCGGCCGATAGTCGTTCGCGTTCTTTCCTGTCGGCCTCTTCCTTAGCCCTTGCCTCAGCGGCTTTGACGGCTGCTTCCTGGTCAGACTTGGCTTTTTCGATGGCCGCAATGCGGTCGCGTTCTGCCTTTGCCGCCGCTTCGCTGGCTTCGCGTTCCTTGCGTTGGGCCTCATCAATGATAGCTTGGGCCTTGGCGGCTGCTTCGATACGGGCCTTCTCTGCTGCCTGTTCGGCTTCGCGGGTGGCGCGTTCGGCTGCTTCCTTGGCCGCTTTTTCTTGAGCCTCTTTCTGTTCTTTGGCGATACGTTCGGCCTCTTCCTTGGCCTTCTGCTCGGCCTCTTTGCGGGCCATTTCAGCTTTAAGGGCGTCAAGTTCTTTGGCCTTGAGCCATAGGGTGTGTTCGGCGTGGGCATCGCACCACGCCTGGGCAAATTCAGCGTCGGCCTTTTCTTTGGCGATACGAGCATCCTCTGCCGCTTCCCAATCGGTAAGCGGTTTGCGCTTTTCTGACTGCAACTTTTCGCATCGCTCCCAAAGTAGGTTCCGGTTCACATCGTTCTTTTTGATTTGGCGCTTTTGCTCAATGGTTAATTCTTTACCCATGTCGTCCAGAAGGGTTTTTGACCGGGCGATTTTGTAGGCTACCGATGCGTAAATTTTGCGCCCCCTGGCCGTTTCCAGCGTGGCGTCTTTTAATTCTTCTTCGGCTCTTTTAGATATGGTTTCGATGACACTATCAAGGCCGCCTTTGACGAAGATTTCGATAGGGTCAAGTTTATCGACTACTATCAGAGCGTTGTTCTCGGCCATGCTACCCTCCTATTTTTGATTTAAACCTATTAACCAGCGCCCTAAACTCTTTTAACCTGCTGTCTATTGCGGAGAACTCTTGCTGAACATCTTGAGACTTTATTCGGCACACAAAAAGCCTTGAATCCTGTGGAAATGTGGAGCAGTACGAAACGTAATCTGTCCAATTTCTCTTCGATTCTTTCAGTTCAAAAATGAGCTGCCACTTATAAGACGGATCGAAAGATTTTCGCGCAACGCACTCATAATGCCTGGAATTGATAACGCTTTTTATTTGAACCAAACCATCATTGTAAACCAGACCATCAGGAGAACACCCGGTAAAACCGTTGTCGTAAAATCCACCTTCTAAAACTTCGCTGAAATACTCTTCCGCGTACAGTTGACGGGCTATCGGTTCTTGTTCGTGTCCGCGCTCCATATGGCCGTTTTTGTAGTCGTTAGGAGTCGGTAAGCCGCCAAGCTCTACCACTGCGATATCGACTGCCAACCTTTTTGCCGGGTCGCCAAAATCCTTGCCAATATTGGCCATCACGCAACCGATGGTTGAACCTGTAACTTTCCCTGCCCTTAATTGCATCCAAGTTTTACCGCAGCAAGGGCATGGGTCGTCACTATTCTGCTTGACCGGGTGCCACATTTTTCGACTCCTCTATGATCTTGGCTTTCATTTCGGCGCTGACCGTGACGTGCTTTTCAATGGAATTAAAGTTTCCATCGCGCTTGTAGGCGGCTATTGCGTTCGCCCAATGCTTTTTATGGGCAGGCGTCAAAATTGGTTTGGAAACCTTGGGGTGTTCGGTGCTGATCCGCAAACCGTCAACGGTGTCTCCCCTGAATTTAACGCCGTTATCAACATAGACCGTCACATGAACATCATTCCAATCATCGATGAAGGCCGATCCGGTCAGGTTTTTCATGGTGCGCGAGTTGGTAGCGTTCAGGATCATGGGCTTGAGTGCTTCGCCGGGGCGAATTTCCTTATCTGAAAAGTATGCCGTATTGAAAAGGTCTTTGGTTTTCTTGGTCTTGTCCGGTTCAAGCGTTACGCATTTAATCTTCAAAACGGTAGGCTCAACTATGTCCGCGCTTGAAAGGTACGGAGAGTTGAACGCTTTACGGTAATGGGTCTTGTCCTTGTTTTCCATTTTCCCCTCCCTATGCTTCGGTGATTAAAACTTGTTCGGAAAAATCCTTGTCCTGAGAATGAACATAGGCTTTCAGCTCGGCCCAGGAATCGAACTCCTTTGAGATCATCCCAGGAGTGTGGATGTACAGTCTCCATATGGTCTTGTGTTCTTTTTTGTCGAAAACGTAATAGTTGTGAAGGTGTTCGATGAATACGGAAACATTGCCGAACATATCGCTGATGCATTCGGCCATGTCCTCTCTGTCTTGGTTAGTAACTTGCATTTTGCACACTCCCCTTTTGGCTTCGATCATTCGCGGTGGTCGGAGCCCCGTTATTCAGCTTGCCTGAATCCGAGTTCTTCAAACAAAATGATTACCTTTTGCTCGAATGTGAGTTCGGCAGGAGCGGTTGACTTTTCTTCTTTGTTTGGTTCGCACATTCCTAACGATATAACACATTGCCTGCACCACATTTTGCTCCGCATGATGGACGGTCTACAGTTGTATGGAGGGTCAGTTTTGCCAAAATCGAACCCGATTGAAACGGCAACCGGATGCTCTCCACTTGCTCCTGGAATCCATTCCTTGCCGCACTTGTCGCATTTGTAGGTGGTGATGATTGCCATGGTTAATCCTCCTTTTTTGCCCTGACCATCTGGATCAGTTCAAAGTTATCCAACATCTGAGCGCCTTCCTTCTGCCGTGCGTTCCGTTCGGCTTTGCGATTCGTCCAAACATCGTAGGGTATAAAGATTGGCGCGAAGACCAGCACGATAACGGTCAAGCGGAACCAGGTCATGCCGTCGGTTATGCAGGTTAGTAAGTCCATTCCAGCCTCCATTATTTAATCAATATTGATGCCGTAAATAAGAACACTGCTGCCGAAATGTGAATTTTGTTCTCCCAATACTCCATTTCCAGCCCAATAAATACGTTTACGGCTACGAGTGAAGCAATGAAAATTGACGTACCGAAGTCCATTACCTTCTCCTTTCTATGAATCCGTCGCACATATCCGCTTTGTCTGGAAAATACGGTTCATCGTGTTCGCACTCTGCGTCTTCAGGAAACGATCCGGCGTCGCCTGTTTTTCCGTAGTGGTATAGGGCACGCGAAGATAGGTGTGAGTGACAGCAGTTGCGGCAATCTCTACCCATGGCTATCTCCTTCCCACCCTGATGGCTCTGATCGCATGAATTTCGGCCAGCTCGTCCTTTGCGTTTTCTACAAGCAGGCGCATGTCCGTGTTGGCTTCGAGTGCTTTGCCGTAGAGCTTCGATAATTCGATGCCGAGTTCAAAGGCGGCAGTTTCCAACTCCCGGTCGTAAAGGTCTGGATCGTCGGTGCCTTGCCGAAGCTGCTTGGCGAGGGCGTTGACTTCGGCCAGCAGAACCTTGATGCCGCCGAGCTTGCTTTCGATTTGTTCCATCGGGGTGTTCATTGGGGGCCTCCTTTATTTGTATCTGGTGGCAGTAGATCGTTGTGCAGGTCGCGCCATCCGAGAACCCAAAATGGTACATACTCGCTCAATATGTTCGGTACGCTGTTTGCTGATTCAAGGACGCTATCGGACAGCTCGTGTATGCCCCCGGTGTAGATTCCTCCACACGTTGTTTTTATGCGCGTTCCCTTTGGTAGTTTTTTGTTGTCTGCGAAAAGATTCCATATCTTTTCATCCATGTTTCCCCTACCTTTCCATCCCGCCCAACACTCAGGCATACCCGGGTCAATACCGGCAGCAACGCACAGGTGCACACGGCACTTGGTACGCCACCTGGCCATGACCTCGCGGCACTCCGCCCCCATGGTGTCCTCGCCTTCGCCCATGAGTCGCAGGGCCATCGTGAGGGCGTCGCTTTCGAGCTTTTTGCATTGTTCGCACATAATTCACTCCTTATCGTCTTTAACAAACTTGCCGCCAGATAGCATATAAAACACGCCGGCTTTAATCTTTTTGCCGTCAACAAAGGCGCATTTCATAGTTTTTATATGATATCCGTCTATCCTCTTCTCCCATTCTGAAAGCACTATCCAACACCCGAGAGCACCTGCCGCCTTACTTTCATAGCCTATGGCCATGGCCACGGACTCTTTACCGCTCACCTCGGCGGCTGACCTGTCCCCGGTGTTGGTCGCGGCTGAACTGTCCCCGGTGTTGGTCGCGGCTGACATGTCCCCGGTGTTGGTCGCGGCTGACCTGTACCCGGTGTTGGTCGCGGCTGAACTGTCCCCGG